CGCATGCTAATCATGTGGCGGTGCTTTTCTGCCACCACATTTAGGTCGATTCCGTGTTGTTGTAAACAACTGCGGAGGCCTAAACCTATACGCCTTTGGGTCAAGATATTAGCCAATGGCTCAATGCAAATCGGTCTGTCCTTAAGATTATTCTTAGGAACAGTATTAAACCTATTGCCTTGAACCAAAGTAGTAATACACCAAAGTTTGAAGCAAAAGATCTCATACTGAAAATGAGGCTTATTTCTAAACCTCATCCACAGTGTTGAATCTATTTCCTTCTTACTAAGGTGTTTACTTGCTAATAGCCGAGCATATCGCTTTCTCATCGCTAACTTTAAACCTCTGTGGCCATAACATGTACGGCACCAAAGATCAAAGTTATCATAGGAGCAAGTCCAAGTCGATCTTTTCAGTTTCGATTCGATAGAATTGAAACCTAAAGTAGGCTCGAACTCACTTCCGTTGGTAAAACTAACGGGTCCTAGTCTGAATCCTTTGAGGATTCGGGCGATGACAAGTTTTGCTCTGGCCCAGGAGGGCTTATAGAAACCGATTGGTTCCAATTTGTTGTCAGATTCGATCCATTCGTCCCAAGCGGTTGTTCGCCGTTCGAGAGATTTGGACCTATCTGGACGCTCAAGTTTCCCGAGGAATCGCTTGATCGCGAGTTCTTCAGCTGTTGTACGAGAATTTTGACGAGTGGAATCCACTCTATCAAAGTCGTAGTGACAGAGAGCGTCTTGGACAGCACGGATAGTGCCTTTTTGGTCCATGCCATACCCCTAACTGGCAGCCGGAATAACCGGCGCCGTAGTCGGGTTGAACCCGTCAAAGACGTGTTCAGTCGACCAAATAGTCATTTGGTCGGCAAGAGCATGAATCAAAATTGCCAATCGGGCCGAGCTCAAAGTCGCCCCGCTTACGCGGAGTCGCACTGAGACGGCGTCATTAGCATACACCCCGTCCGCAACAGCAACCTGATTTTGATCATTGATAATGATCTCACAGAGCTGATTGCGCACCGCAATCCCGTTAAGGGTCTTGTTGACGGAAGTGTTCCGAAATCTGACCGTAAGGTCAGGCTTCGCAGGATCGGAGTATATAACTCCGGTGTTCTCCTGTCGAAGAACTTGTAGTGTGGCCATCGAGGCCTCCTTAATCGATTTGTGTCGCCGATACAAACAGTCAGGGCACAATTACCCCTATCTGAAAAATCGACGAAATTGGTTAATGGCTAAGGCCCCAGAATCGACCCAACGCCTCCAATTCATTGAAGGTCGCAAGCCGAGAC